TCACTTGATTTTCCTGACTGAATCCAGTAAAGCAGTCTGCATAATATTGGCTGCCTCGGTATTTTTGCTACGGAAGAAATAGGAGTAAATATTTAATGTTGTTGTAGGATCTTTATGACCCAGAACGCCGGCCACAGATTGTGGATCAAGATTATTTGATATTAGGATTGCTGCAGCGGTATGTCTCAGGTCATGCATAGTTGCACCCTCTGGAATCTTTTGTGATACATCTTCGGCAATATTCTCATTAAAGATTCGAATTATTCTCTTAAACTCATGATACGGGCTTGAAAGATTCATTTGTTTTCCATTAGCCTGAGTAAAGATAAAATTATTGTCAAATTCTTTCCCCCTATATCCCTGCCAACTGTCTCCTTGTTCCAAAGATTCTTTTTGCTGTTGTGCTTTCAATTTCTTGGCCATTTCCATAACAATAGGCGGTACGATGTTAGATCGGGAAGAATGTGTTTTTGTATCCTTCTGATATGTCTCTCCATCTACATAGGCAGTTGAATTTTCGATGGATATTTCACAGGAATCAAAATTAAGGTGCTTCCAGGTAAGAGCAACATTTTCACCGCGGCGGTCGCCGGTGAAGAGTGCAATGTAAAAATAAACTCTCCATTTTAGCGGTAAGCGCCATTCCTGGGTATACTCTGGTACGTGATAGGTCTTCCCGGTATCATTGGTACGTTCATGAGCCTTACGTTTTACTGGAATAGGATTGTCGAGCGCCCACAGGAACCACTTTGTCTGCTCAATGGTGAAATAGTTCACCTTATACTCCTTCTTGGCCTTACGGCCCTGTTTCTGCTTCCCAGAATAGATAATGGGATTGATTGTTATATAGGCTTCACCTACAGCGTAACTCAGCATTGCACTGATGATGGCCAGATCCTTAGAGATGGTCCCTTCTGATAGGCCTCCTTTCTTTCCGTCCTGTCGTGCATCATCTTTTCTCAGGGATTCCGAATAATCTTTCAGCAGCCTGGCATTTACGTCTTTAATTTTGACATGGCCGATACGGGGGAGAACCCGAAGCTCTAATTTACGTTTATAATCGTGATATGTAGTTTTTTCAAGGACAGGAGGTGCCATGTCTTTGAGATAGGGAACGGAAAGGTCCTTAAGAGTCATGCGTTCACCTTTTACGTTTTTACCGGCCTTAACGTCTCTCTCAAAATCTACAACGAATTCATTGAGAGCCTTTTCTATTTGACGCTTTGTCATGCCTGGCTCAGGCGTGTAGGTATCTGTTTCGATTATTTGAGAACCGTCAGAGCGTCGGCCGTTACTAACCGTTACTTGAAAAGAGTTTCCGCGCTGCCTTATGCTTGCCATAGTATCATTCCTTTTCTTTTTTAATGTTGAGTATAAAAAATACGCCTCTTGCCAGGACGTTCCAGAAATGATATAATTCCATTGTTGAGTTGGATTATATCTTACGAAATTCCTGTAAGAGAAAATCTATTTAAAGCCGTTCGGTGTTGGTAGCACCGGGCGGTTTTTTAAATTTTTTGTTCCCACACTTTCCCGCACTTCTTACACATAAATTTTTGTTTTCCAGTGGGCTTGTGATTAACAAATGTAAGAGGGTGAAGAGGATTTAAATTCAAAGTAGTCTTTGTTTTCTCTCCAATCAATTGAATATCGGTGCTTCCACACCCCCATGCTGGGCATTTTATACGTGCCATTGAAGAACCTCCTTTTCATATAACCTTATAAAAAGCCATCGGCTATATTATATAGAACATTAAAGTATTGCTTGAACTTAGAAATTATGACCATGTAAATGATGAAATTCAGCATGTTCAAAAGTATACCCTTCACCAATAAGGAACCGGTGAACACTAAAAAAGTCAGAATCGTATTTATCACTTTCATATTCTTGATCAGAGTGGGTAGGTATATCGGATAATTTTCGGGGGAAAAACCAGTCACAAATACTCTTATGTAAATTTCTTTGCGTCCAATAACAAAAAGATTGGTAATCCTTTGCTATACGGTTAGCGGCCATGCATGATACATTAAATGTATTGTAGATATCTTTTACTGACTCACAATGTAAATACTGCATGATCGCCCTGGGAGCTAAGATATTGCTGGAGAAAAAATCAGCTTCTTTTTCATTTTCAACACTTTCTCCTGCATGGTTAAGAACGATATGTGCAACTTCATGCATTAAGGAAAAACGTTGACGCTCTCTGTGTGTAAACTTATCATTGTAAAATATTATACCTTGAAGTGTAAAAGCGTCATTACTAACCAATAGACATTTTTTAACTTTAGACTCGGGGAGCTCCGAATATTTATATAACGGAATCCCTAATCCATTGATAATCTTAATGCAATCAATAGGAAAATTTTTTACTTCACATTTTTTATATACTTCTAATGTCTTTTCAATAATTCTGTATTGCTCCAACAAAATCACCCTTTAATCATCGGACAAAAGAGCCTTTATAATGTCCTGTTTTTGTTCGAGCGTGAGTTTCTTTCCGTTCCGGGCAATGAGACTTTGTATATCCTCAAAAGTCGGCTCATATATGGCCTTTAATTCACCTTTAGACATTTCATCCAGTTCCTCAACTGTAATTCCAAGTGCTTTACACATTGAGATAACATTATTAACGTTAGCTTTTCCAGCTCCCTTTTTTAATATTGTATAAACGGTACTTTCTGGAAGTCCACATTTTTCTGCAAATGATCTAACACTCATTCCTGATTCTTTGATTAATTTTTCTAAAACCTTTGCTTTTTCCAATGTATGATCCCATTACCTTTCTAAGTTTTATAGGCTTATTATATACGATAATCCGCAAAAAGTAAATAGATTATTGCGATTCTACGCAAATTATAAGTTTGCGGTAATCCGCAAATTAGTGCTTGACAAATTACGGACAACCGTGTATATTTGGATTATGCATTACGGAACTACGCAAACAAAGATAGAAATGAGGTGAAAACATGTATCAAAACTTAATTAAAGTCATGAAAGTAAAAAATGTTACGTACAGCCAAATTGCAGAATTGCTGAAATGCCAATTAAGAACCGTATCCGATAAAGCAAATGGAAACGTAGAATCTGGGTTCTCAATTGATGAAGCAATATTAATTAAGAAAGTTCTTTTCCCTGAATACGATATAGTATTTCTCTTCGAGAGACAAGGTAAAGTGGCATAATAAAGAGAACACACGTTCGACCTAATTAATATACCACTAACATGTGAACGTGTCAATGTTAAAAGGAGTAGGAAAGGAGATGAAAAAAACATGTTAACGGAAAAAGAATCAGAACTTAAAGAAAACTTAGGAATCCCTAGGATGCGAACAATACAGCAGTGTGCTGCTTATTTTAAGGAGCAGGACCCTGGTTGCTGTGTGGGTGAATGGTGCATCAGGCAGTTGGTGAATCAGGGTAAAATTCCTGTACGTCGTACAGGCAAAAAATTCTTAATTAACTTGGACTTGCTGATTAAGTACTTTGCAGAGGGTACGACAAAGGAAGGAGGCATAGATTAGGAATTAGCTTACAGTAAAATATTTCAGGATAGGAGGTAATATTGTGATCTTTTTTACAAAAACAGAACAGTCTGCAATTAACGAGATTCCCATTACAGAGTTAGACAATCAGATTATGTTAGGGAGTTTGAGTCCGGTATGTATTAATGATGGTTGCATTGTAGGAACAGAAGATGAAGCTTAAAGGAGTCGCCCCTATGAAGGACAAGCTAAACGCAGATTCCCCAGGAGCTGCAACTCCCGGGGAATCAAGGTAACTGAAAATATTATTTCATATCCATTATATATGGAGAATCGGAGGAAATCAAGATGGATGAATTATTAAAAGCTATTTTATTAGCGGCAGTGTCAGATAAAGCAATGAATGATATGGAACAACCTGTAATTCTAGCTTTTGAAAAAGGACAAGGGGTGGTTGGTAAAGCCACAATTAAAATCAAGGGACCAAGTTCATGTGTAATGGCTGGTTGCACCACTTTACTTACAAAAGCAATAAATACGATACACCCTGAATGTAAGGCAATGCAGAAGGAAGCCCTTGAAATGATCTACACACGGGTTGCAGAAAATTTAGAACTTAAATAGGAGGATAAGGAGTTATGAATACATTACAGAACAATTCAGTTACATTAATCGGGGAAGTTGTTTCTGGCTTTACTTTTAGCCATGAAGTAAGGGGCGAAGCATTTTACTTGGTAAATCTGGCAGTTAAGCGACTTAGCGAACAGGCGGACATTATTCCGCTGACGATTTCGGAGAGATTGATTGATGTTACTTCTGATTGCATGGGTAGAACCTTAGAAGTTGCTGGTCAGTTTCGTTCTTTCAATCAGCAGGGCGAGAATAAAAAGAGATTGATACTTTCGGTCTTTGTAAGGGATGTTTTCTTTTTAGAAGAGGATTTTACCGATTATACAAAGTCTAATTCAATTATCTTAAGAGGCTTTTTGTGTAAGTCTCCGGTTTACCGGAAAACTCCATTAGGAAGAGAGATTGCGGACCTGCTTCTTGCAGTTAACCGTCCATATGGAAAATCAGATTACATACCCTGCATTGCATGGGGGAGAAACGCAAAATTTGCCTCAGAGCTTTTTGTCGGCACTCGGATGGAAATATTTGGAAGAATCCAAAGCCGGGAATACACCAAGAAACTGAGCGAGACAGATACTATTTTACGGATTGCTTACGAAGTTTCAGTTTCGAATTTAGAGGTGTACGAAGATGATTAAAGAAAGAACAAAAGATGTACTGATCAAAATGGGGATGCCAGCTTCAATTCTCGGCCTTAAATACATAGCGGATGCAATGGAGTTGTTTGATTCCGGACTTGCAGACATCAAAATCATTGCCTTGTATGATGAAATCGGAAGAAAGAATAAAACAACTGGTACTGGCGTAGAGAGAGCAATTCGCCACGCTTTAGAGTCTGTAATAGCTAAAGGTCGGAGAGAAGTAATTGAAAAGTATATGTCATACGACAATACTACAAATTCAAACATGTTAAAGCTTCTGTATTATCGACTGAAGCAGGAGGAACGTGAGACAGCCAATACAGAACCGTCTAAATCAGAAGATATCAATCAGGATCCATATTATAAATTGGAAGCTGATATGATCCTGGCAGTTCGGAAATTTATTAAGAATTTGAGGGAGGGAAGTACAGATGTATGTTGTAAAGTTAATTAGTGCACACTGTGAGAACTTCAAGGGCTTCAAAAGCTTTGATATGCAGTTTGGGGACAGGATTACCCATATCAAAGGTGCAAATGGCTTGGGGAAATCAAGTATCGCAGAACTGCTAATGTGGGTTCTTCATGGGGTAGGCAATGACCTGACCAGTAATCCTAAGGTACGCCGGGAAGTTAATAAGATTCCTGTGGCAGATATCCCAGTGGTTGGTGAAATCACTATGGTAGTAAACGGCAAAGAAATAGTTGCCAGAAAAGTTCAGAAGCGTACCGTTAAAAAAGACGGAAGCTATTCTGATGATAATACATATTCCATCAACGGTGTGGAGAAGAATTTGAAAGATTTCATTGGATACTTTGACTTTAGTTTTGATGATCTGCTCATGTGTATGAATATCGGAGCCTTCATGGCTAAGAAGCCAAAGGAAATGAGAGAATTTCTTTTTAAGCTACCGCAGGATATTTCGATTCAGGATATTGTGATTAAGTATCCTGAGTTTGCAGAGCTGGTCCCTTTGTTGGAGAAGTACGACATTGAAGAAATCTCTTCCATGAATAAAGCCAGTATTACAAAGCTGAACAAGGAAATCGCTGGTTACCCTGGCCGCATAGATGAAGTTAATCGTCAGGTTGTAGAGGACATTGATACTGCAGAACTGGAATTGCAGAAGAATGAATTGCAGCGACAAATTGCAGATATTGAGAAGCAGGAGGAAGATTCTCTTACTCAGACTAAACTGCATGATTCCAGGTCCAAGGATATCCTGGATTTACAGTTCAAACGTTCGGGAATAGAGCGGGTTGCCAATGGAAAATTAGTGGAGCAGAAGAAAGAGATCCAGCACCGTATTGATGAAGCTGAAATGCAGTTTCGGAAGGCTATGAATGATTCTTCTATGGCTGAAATGGATAAACAGAGAGTGCTGGGAGCTATTGAACGAAAGAAAGAACAAAAAGCCAGTTTATTGCATGAATATACCAGCGTTTCGCAAAATGTTTTTCCTTCTTATTCACCACTCCCGGAGTTGAATTCTGATATGCTTGTTTGCCCGACGTGTGGACAGAAATTACCGGAATCCGTAAAGGCACAGAAAGAAGCAGAATATGAAGAAAATAGCCGAAAGCATCGGCAACAGTACGAGAGTGATAAAAAAGATTGGGAACAGAAGAGGTTAGATCTTTTGGCCTCCATTTCAGAAAAGGGGCGGACATTAAAAGCTGAGATCGAAAGCATGGAAGGGACGGAGTTTGCCGAAATAGAAGATCGCATAAAATTAGCCAACGAGCAAAAAGTTGTTGCCAATGGTGCAAAAAATAAGGCACTAGAAGAAATGAACGCACTTCCAGTTAGGATGGATTTATCGGACAATCAGGAATATGAAGCAATCTGCCTGGAGATTTCAAAAAAGGAAGAAGCATTAAAAGCTATCAATACTGGTGCTGATTATCGGGCTACGCTTCGGAATCAAAAGGCAGATATTCAGGCCGAACTTGATTCTTTAAAAGAGAAAATCACCAAGATGGCTAATAATGTGGAGCTGGAAGAGAGGTTATCCTTCCTACGGAATGAGCAGTTGCAGAAAGAACAGTCTAAGGCCGATTGTGAAAGAATCCTGGATTTACTGGACCAGCTTGACCAGAAAAAGAACGAACTTCTGGTGGATTCCATTAACAGTTATTTCGGCGGTAGGGTGACATGGGATTTATTCGCTTTTGCGAAGAACGGCGGATATAAGAAAGATTACTGCGTTCCGAGAATTGATGGATATGAATTCAACGACAATACGGCGAACCACGGAAGAAAGATTGAGGCCATGATGATTATTGCTCTGACCATTCAGAAGATCGTAGGCATTCAGTGTCCAGTAATTCTTGATGATGGAGAAAGTCTTGATCCTTGGAGGCTCCCGGTGTGCGAAAGTCAGTTGATTGTAATGAGTCGGGCAGATAACAAAGAGTTGATGCTTGAGGTTGCATAATGGACACTGATAGCCTTATGCGCATCACAGAGTTCTTGCACGCATTGAAGATATTTATTGCAGCGGCTAAGCGACTAACGTCAAAGGACATGGTATATCTCTTGAAAATAGTTGATCTAATGGAAAAATTGGAGGAAATCTAAATGCAAGTTATCAGTGAAGATATGAAAATCCATGAAGAATGGTATAAGCAATCAAATGATGTGACGGTCGAAACATTGCCTGGTTTCATCAAGCATTTAACAGAAGATTATCAGCACGATTACGGCACGATTTGTCATGCTATGGTTGCAGGTGCTTTAGCAGCTATTAGAGCGATAGATAAGGCACCTACAGGTGGAATCACTGGATTCCAGGCAGGGTGTATTATGTGGGAGTTTGTCAGACACTGGAATTATCAAGGGAATAAATGTGGCTTGAAAATCCTTGATTATGATAATCTTCTTTATCCACAGCATGAAGATAAATTTGTTAAGAGCATGACTCCCTCTGTTTGGGAAAATGTACAGCGAGAAGCCAAAGAACAGATCAAAGATTACGAAAATGAAGTAGAACGATATCAGAGAAGTGTAGAAGAGTATCCATCTAAACTTGAAAGCTTTTATAAAACGGTTGAAGAGTATAGAAAAGTCAATCCGAATGAACCAAGCTATGAAAGCAATCCAGAGTATTATCGGGAAATTTCTTATGGAACTGTAGAAGCATGGAGAGAACTCGAAAAGAGAAAAGAAGCTGGAGTTCCGATGAAGCCAGTCGAACCGTATTTTTGCGGAGCATGCGAAAGCGTGCTTAAACATTGGAAAAGTATTGCTAATGGCGTAGTACCGTTTGGATTCAGAGTGGAGGATAATTAAATGCAGATTATAAAAGTGCAGTTTCTAAAGGGAGAAGTTCCCAGCGGTAAAGCCTATACATATTTTTCAGAGGAAACGGTTTCTACCGGAGATTTGGTTCAGATAAATTTCTCTACAAAGGGAGTTGTAACCGAAGTTAATGTGCCGGAGAGTGAGATTGAGGCTTTCCGGGATAAGGTAAAAACGATTGTCGGAAAAGTGGTTACTGAATCAAAGGAAGAACCCGGTGAGCATTTCAATGTTTCTGATTCCATGGCGGCGCAGAAGCGTTATTGTGAAGAAAAGAGCTATCCCCATTTTGCTCCTGAAAGTGGCATTTGCTGGAAATGTAATCAGCAGATTTACGTAGAAGGTAAAAATCGTAGCGGAGATATA